TTCCAGCAGGCTGGGTTTTGTCCCCGTGGCCCTCGTAATCCTGACCTTGAACAACTGTGTTTTTATCTTCTGCCATGATGTTTTCCTTTCAAAAAAGTTTGCAAACTTTGCAACTCCCAAACTTGTATAACCCGTTGTACTACCGTCTCCTAGACTTCCGTGGTGACTTCCGTGGTGACTTCCGTGGTGACTTCCGCTGTTCCTTTGATTGTCCACTTTCATGCAATGAAATAGCAATCGCCTGAGATTCTTTCGTTACCACTGGTCCGCTTTTGGACCCAGAATGTAGGCGTCCTTCTTTAAACTTGTCCATCTCCTCTTTCATGCGTTCGTCTTTTTCTGATTGAGGAGCGCTTTTGCTTACCTTAGGCATTATTTTCTTCCGGGCACCCTAGCTGTTTTCTTCCTACCGGCTCTGGCTTTTGATCTGGGCTGAAGTCGTCCCTCATCGGACCCAGAGCCTATCGAACTCTCATTTGCAAGTATGCTGGCCATTTGACGGTGTTCGTTGGCCATATGTTCTAACGCTTTGCTATATCGCTTCCCGTCACTCTTTAATTCCGCATACCGTCTAATTTTATCGGCGTCATCTTGTGCTTGCCATTTATCATCAGCTTCCGGTTGTGATGCCATTATCTTCTTTTTCTTTGCCATAATTCTCCAGGACCAGGAAGTAACTCAGGTGGATGAGAAACCGTTGCTACCCCCTGGCCACATCGGGAGTTGCCGTCCATTTAAATATAACATACCGATGTCAATACCCTTTACGTTTTACCCAATATGCCCTCATGATGGTTTCTGAATCGTCTTTTAGGGCACCCGGTTATACCAACGTATCTAACTTCCTGCGTTCTTGGATCTACAAGAGAATAAACGGTTTGCATAAACTTACCTTGACTTTTTACGATCTTTCTTTCTGGCCGTTTTCCTTACCACGGCTTCCCCTTTATGAAGAACAGCCGGGCCAGTTTCCTTTACTCTACCGCCTTTACGATACTTTTGCATCGTGGCCGCATTTTGCTCCGAGCGTTCTTTTCTCAAAAGCTCCATACCCATTTTACGGGCCTGGATTTCATGATCTGAAAGCAACTTGGAATAGTCATCTTGCAAAGGATTTGGGTGTTTAATCTGCCCAAAGATATTCCTGGCACTATGGTATTTGATAAACTCTTTGTTTTTCTTGTCCGCATAAGCCAACCAGTCTGCGGACTTATTACTGGTTGGAAGCGAGGACCCTTCTGATCCTATTTGCTTGAATTTTGATGCCACTGTTTTTGTTTTATCGTCACCCATGCATCCTCCTATGATACGACAGCGCTAACAATAGCGGCATCGCCATCACTAGCAGCGTCTAAATAAAGGTCTGCGGCATTAATTCCGTTTACTTCATACGCTATTCCGGCTCCCCATACTGGCGTTGAACTGTTTAATATACCGAGACATTCAGATAGCGTTGCCCTATTATCTACTGACGATAAAGAAACATACATATCGTCGCTGTTGCTACTTACCCACTGAATCACCAAAGAGTGAACCTTCAAAACAGCTGATGGATCACTTAAGTTAGAAGTTATTCTAACAGGTGTCCCGCCAGATACGACGACTATTTTCCCGAGAGGAACAAACATATATCACCGGGATGTCTATCTTCTAGACCCCTTGCGAGATTTTTTACGAGCAATCTTTTTCATGTTTTCAGCAAATATAGCCTTCTTGGCACGCTTACCACCTGCTCGTTTAGCAGCAGATATCTTAGATTCGGTGGCTTTGCCGAAAGATCCTAACGTACCTTTCTCTTTCATTTTCTCTGTAGCTTTTTGAATCCATTTTGCCATATTTCACCCCACTCTTAGCCAACAAAATACATCAATGTTCTTGTTGCCTACTTTTAGCTTACCATTTCCTTGTAAAGCCCACACCCCGATACGCAATATTAAAGAGGGATCTCCCCCGGTATTGAAGTAAAAAGTCCCTATCGGGAACGCGGCCTCCATCGAGCCTTTTAATGTGCCTCTCCAAATCCAGGCCATTAGCTAAATGCGTACACGTCTCCGGTATCAAGATCCAGATATAAATCCCCCGCTACTGCGGTAGGTATAGTACCCGGAGTCCCGTTTCCGTAGAACCATGTATTCCCTCTAGGGCCTGACGGACCTTCTGGACCAGTCGGCCCTTCAGGACCTGACGGACCAGAAGGTCCGGTTGCCCCAGCATCCCCCTGGGGTCCCTTAATGTTTCCCGCTACTGCCCAAGCCATATATTAACTCCATTGCAATCTGTAAACAGTCCCAGTGTCTACGTCTAAGTAATAATCACCCTCATGAGCGCCCGGAATACTTGTCGGTGGACCATGGCCATCAAACCACTTAGCCCCAGGCTCACCTGCATCGCCTTTCAGGCCCGTTCCTCCTCCTATGATATAAATGCCGTCCATGTTATTTCACCGGATTTCCACTGGAATCTAGTATCCTGACATCCTTTTTTGGATCGGGACGGGCGACTTCTATCTCTTTATAACAACCGTGACAAGTAAAAGACAGAGAATCTCCGGCTCTCCCTTTCACATCGTATATAGACCGTTTGTTTCTCGTTCCACAACCAGGGCAGTTAAATACTATATAGTCAGAACCCTTCGCCCGTTCTCTGCTGCGAAGATGTTTATGGCTCCTACTCTTTCTCCCTAGTTTATCCGTGATTTCTTCAACAACGGTTTTAGTCACATATCCACCGCCCTTATTTACTACCTTAAGAGCGGTAGCTTGTAATATAACTCCTGGCATAAATCCTCCCGACAAATAATGCCTATGCCCCGGCAGATCCTCCTCCGACAGGACCGGCATTAAGTTCACCAATTATTCCTGGAGAGGCGGCTGTACCGCTGCTGCTCTGTCCTCCCATTTTCTGTTTAACGATCTGGATCAAAAGCTCTCTTCCTTCCTGTTCTAGATTCTTTCTGATGCTTTCCTTCATGCTTCCTAAGTCCAAAGCCTCTAACATGTTGTCTCGGTCCATATCGAAGATTCAACATAAGCAATTGCTGAGGCTGTCTGCTGCTCTTTAACAACGAGCCCGGCTGTACGAGGAACTGGAATGACCTCCAGTGCTCTTCCGCTGGTACACCTGCCGGAACCATGGTCCCTGGATTATAATCGTAATCTTCAAACGTGATTCCATCAGACCCTAACATCTGTATCCTTCTGCCTAAAGTATAGAATTGATAGAAGTTAGGAACGAATTGCTGTCCGATTTCCTTTAAGAACGCCTCTACATAACGCACTTTTAAACGTACTAGGGTTTGCTGGCCAGATAGCATCTGCTCAATCGTGTCGGCTGAAGGGATAATACCCTTTCTAGACACGGCGCTCATATCTATGAAACCGGATTGCGCGTCCAGTTCCTGCTGAGCGTAAAGCATTGTCTGAAACACAAAGCTCGGTAGAACCGGAGCTGCGGCATATTGAGGCGCTGCCATAGATGCCGGTGAATAAAACACCTTGGCTCCAGGCATATTAGGATCAAGATTACGCTTTACAGCCTGCCCGAATGCGTTATCAGGGGCAAGTAATGGCGGGTTTACAGCCTTCTTTACAGCATCAAGAATACCTGCAAGTATATTGTTCATAATATCTTGCAGAGGTATCTGGTTCCTAAACTCGCTAACTCCAGGCCACTGCCACGGAACCCGATTTAGTCGCATTGCCGCAAACGGAAATTGCCCATGCCAAAACGGGTTTGGCCCATCATAAAGAACAACCGGGCCCCCCATGCATATCAATCGTCCTCTTGGGTACAGCTTGTCTCCTGGGAGAACTTCATAACCATATTCTTTGCTTTTGTCTCCTACAAATACGATCTGATCCGAAGTATTGCGCTGTTCATCACGGAGCCAAAATTCACGGTATAGAGCCATTGGGATGACTGAATCTCTATATTGCCTGCCAGACTGTCCGAATAATCTCCGCATTTGCGGAGAAAGAACCTTCCAGGCCCGGCCAAACATCCCCTGGTTGCCCGATGTTGACGTTCCTGAGAACTGGGAAAATTCTTTATCTACCGGTACTGCGAACCCCTTAGTTGGATACTTGTCCTTAAACCACGATAAAGGCTTTGGATTTCTATAGATAACGCCGATTGCTTTTTGCAAATTATGCCCTGGCCTAATAGGAATAACATCCATTGGGCCGCAGGCTGTCAACTCAAGTTCGCCCTCTCCATTTCTCAGCTCTGGGTTCCATACTAGACGACCGTATCCAATTGTTAAGGCGCTATGAACAATAATCATTGCGAGGGTCATGTCAACATCTTCGTTGAAAAACCAGGCCCTAATCAGTTTATTCAGAATCTTGGCGTGCTGATCGTAAAGCTCGTTGTTCGCTTTAACTTCAAAGGATGGACGGATATCGGTAAGGTTGCTGACCAGTTGGATAAGGTTTGTCCAAAGCCGGTTGGCTACCGGGGATGATTTATAGCTCGGCCTACGCTCAACCCATTGGCGACCCATCAAATAATTGATGTGTCTATCAATATTTACAATCTCTTCGTAGCGCTCAAGTTCGTCTTTGGCCTCTTCAAACACGGATTGACACCAAAAACCAACCTGCTTGTCGTGCTCAGATATGGTTAATGGAGTCTCCATACCCCCGGAGTCGTAAGAATACCATCCTGGTAAATTGGGCATAACTATTTCCTCATATTAATTTTATCATCCATTTGTCAATACATTATCCAAACCTGGTCTGCGGAGGCGGGGCATCTTTGTCAGACAGCTTCACCCCGTGTTCGGCCTCCATCTGCCTCAGCTGGCCGGGTCCCTTAATGGTAACCGGCTCACCATCGGGGAGGATGTTCCTGGTTGTGAACGGCTCAAATATCTTTGGGTTGGATAGAGAATATATTCTATCTCCGGTTCCGCCACACTTCTGGCAGGCCTCTACCAACATATCATGCGTAAGAGAAGAATAAGATTCCCAGGTTACGCCGCATTTCCGGCACTGGTACTCATAAATTGGCATTTGTTATTTCCTCCCGACGCAAACGACCCATTGACGCCTTCTTTTTCCAAGGTCTAAAAATCAATTCTTCAAAGGTAGTAAATCGTCTCCCAAGAGAGGTTTCGTAGTTTATCTTTAGCTCAAAAATTACCTCATTAAAAAAATCGTTTATGGTTTTTGAGCTATCAGTTAACGCTAAAATATGCGGGAGGTTGTTGCATTCTATCGCTCCCATGCCTTGATATGTTGCCTCAACTTCTACAGACCCTCCTGGCATAATAAGAGAAAACCCGCATGGATCAAAATTTACAAACCTGTCAAGAAATTTTGTTTCCTCACCGTCTGCCGACTCAATAGGAATCTGTATTTTTAGCGGAGGGATAACCACATTAATAGCTGGAGTGGTCGAGATGTTTCTAAGCACTAGTTTGTTGCTCTTATGTTCAGGAACCCCGTCTGGAGATACAATAAAACCGACTTTTTCTTCTGTTTTTTTCTTACGCTTCCGGTTCTTCCTGGGTGGTTTTGCCTTTAGCAAAACTGAACGTGATCCATCAAATTTCTCGCTCTGTGAATCATCATAATGAAGAGGTAATGGATATTCGCATTGTCTCAACGGTTCCTCGTGTTCATAATCAAACACAAGCATCACATCGCAAGGCGGTAACTTCTTTCTAAATAATTTAAACATAGCAACTCCTCTTCTTTTAGTAATACCACATTGAATCTAGGCCGTCCTCAACCTTAGCGTTCATATACCTGGTAAGATCCATACCGTTGGCTGTGGCAATATCATTCAAGGACCCCACATGACGCTCAGGTATAACCAGTTGTATAGCCACATCTCCGCCTATTGCTCTTACGCTACCAGGTTTGTCAGGCTGCTGAGAACCGGTGTTTGCGACCGCTCTAGCGGCCTGTGCGCGACGAAGTAATTCCTTAGTATCTTTGATCTCCTGGGTCAACGCAAACACCGTACCAACCAGCGTAGATGAATCCCGGAAGGTTCCTAGCAAGGTTGTAAGCCTTACCATATCAATTGGGGGAATAACCATCCCATTGACACCTTTGGTGTCCAAGGGGTTGGTGCTCTGACCGGCTTCATTCTCAAGATCCGGAGGCGGTAACGGCTCATCGACAACTGGAGGCGGAAGATCCACCTTCGGTGCCAGCGATTTCTTCCGCTCAAGCATCTGCCTGGTTAAGACGCTCAGCTCTTCCCGATCATCAAAAATATGGTTGTTCCCGCATTTAAGCGGCTGAGTCGATCCAAGCTTATAAACCAAAGGCTCGTCAACTCCATTTTCCAAGTAACATCTTGGACATAAATCGTTTCTTTTTGGTGCTGCCATGGGCTTCTCCTAAAGCATAAAATAATCCGGATCATCGCCTTCCCTGGCTTGGTCCGAATCGTAAACTGGTGAAAATTCTGTGTTCTGAAAGTCTATGCCATCCGGGGCCGGTTTCTCGTCTATTTCATCGCTTGTGCGCGGACGCAATTGAGTGGCACAATAGTACGCAATCATGTGCGTCATCACAGCGTCATCGTTGGCTCCAGGCCGGGCTGAATACCGGTCTGTCCCCTCCTCTTCCTCTACAAAATCAAACATCTCATTTATATCGTCTTCACAACGTACAATAACGGTCCACTGGTCCAGCGCCTCGCGGTACCGACCAATAAGCTCGTTCTTGTTTCTCCAGGTTGTTTGCCATCCTATCCAGTTTGAGTACGCGTTTTTGGCTTTATCTTCACGCAACCATCGGTACCACTTAGGATACATGAGGACCTTAACAAGGTCTGAGGCTACGGTTGTGATTGTATTACATTCTGGGGCTATTTCTGCGGTATTAAAAAGGTATCCTACTGCGGCTAATATACGTGCAAATGATGTGGGTGCGGACCATCCATGCCATCGTGCTACCTGTCTTATAGGCTTATTTATGTCTTCTGGGATACAATATACCTGGATACAGCATGGATCTCCGGTTTCGATTCCCATTGAAGGGTCGGCTGCTATGTAATATTTTTCTTTTCCTTTTGGAAACTCCCAGATCCAGAGCCTGCCCTCCACCTGCGGGGACAGTTTAAACGTGACATTGTTTGGCTCTAGGCGTATCTCACCTCTCCATCTTGGCGGTCGGCAGAAGTGGGTTATCATGTCATTCAGACGCTTTTTACTAAACGCGCAACGGCCTGAAGCGACAAAGGCTTCTGTAGGTGTAAGAGGAAACTCCTGGTGGAACTTCTCGGCATCTCCATCGGTGGCCTCAAACTCGGCCATCTTCTCTCGCCTCCAGGCAAGCTGTCCATCGGATATATCAAAACTACATTCCTCTTTTACCTTCTTGACTATTGCCTCTTCTTCCTGAGTTTTGACAAACCCTTCCGGAACAGTGATGCAATAGCCCGGCTCACGGAACCACTCCATGAAAACAAAGTCCCATTTGAGCGCCCCTCTTTCTGAGGCTCGGCAGATCCTGTGCCAGGTAGAATGTCGTCCGCGAGCTGTACTTTCCATGATACCAATGGAATGTTTATAATTGACGAGCGATCCGAAGATTCCTTCTGTGATTGAGTTGGAGTTTCTGTAACGGGCCACCTCAGCGAGGTGGGCTCCATAGAGCGATTTGGAGTAAGCCGCGCCAGAAGGCTGGTTGGCTGATTCAAAATATAAAAGACTTTGCATTCCCGGATCACGCGCTCGGTCAGCATCTTTTGAACGGTCGAATCCGATAAGTTGTCCACGCACGTCATA